TGGGTCCGACCCGTCCGTATGCGTCGATCCAAAACAATGCCCCATCTCGTGATTCCAGACACCTAGCCCGTTTAGCCAAAATGTGGTGTAAGTTGTACCGCCCGATGAGGTGTTGTTGGGCCAGAACGCCCACACGCTCCCCATCCAGTAACATGTATCAACGCCACCGACGTAGATCCGCCGAGTGTAGAGATCGAGGTTGACCCCCTGCGCCAGCGCCGCCGCGTTCGCCCGATCGTGAACGGTGATCGGATCACACGTAGCGGGCTGCTGAATCGTGACGTTAACAATATTGCCGGTAAACCACGTTTGTCCGTAGGAAGAATAGCGGAAAAACTGGTCAAGGGAATTGGCGGCAGGCCCGAAAAACGCCGCGTGCGCCTTCTCGACGGTGGTCTTCCCATTGACGATGAAGACGAGTAATCGCTGCTCTCCCAAAGTCGAGCACTGATACGGTTGAGCGAAGATCGGCCTTCCGAAACTCGCAAGCATCATTGAAATCAAAACGAAAAGAGTTTTCATGCTGGCCACCTACAGAAAATCGAAATTCCGATCAGACTCCAACCCACTTCGCCAGTGTCCGGATCGGTTACCACCGGGAGGATGTCGGCGAGAATGCCCTGGCGGGTCTTACTCCTCGCCGGCTTCATGTTACGCGGTGGCAGCCGTACAGGTAGCAGTCACGTTCAACGTGTCGCCGGATTCGACGGCCCGCTGTGCGGTGAAGTCGGCGACGCCGTAGAGGACTCCGGCAGTTCCACTCTTGGTGGAATCGGTCACCAGAAAGCCGCCATAAACCGTGGAGCTGTCGTTGATATTGAAGACGGCTTTGCTGGCCGAGTTATCGACGCTCTGCCCCGATACCGTTCCTGGCGTGAAGGTGGGCCGCGTCGCATTCGAGTATGGAACGAGTTCGGTCCAGGTAGCGTGCGACGTCATCGTGTCGCCGGCAGCCGGCGTGCCAGTACTCTTCAGGCCGACATAGTGCTCGGCGGTGTAGGCCGAGCCCTTGAAGTATTGAGTCAGCAGATCGTCCAGACCGACGTTCACAACGATGTTCGGCACGACCTCGCGCCACTTGAGAACACCATCCGGCCCGTAGCACTCCCATGTCCAGGTGTTCTTGACGGCGACCGAGTACCGCACCAGCAGATTCAGGATCAAATTGCTGGCGAACTTCGCGCCGGCCTTGGCTTTGTTGATGATAGAGCGGGCCTGTTCGAGCACCTTCAGAAACGGGCCTCTGATTCGAATGATGATTTTCATGACTTGGTACCCCCTTGGGCGGTGTTGAGACGATCCCGAAGCTGCTTCTTGTTACCCCAGGTCGGCAATCCGAGATTCCTGCACTGCTCCCGAAGCTGGCCGAAAGTCGTTGAAAAAAGACCGGGGAAAGTGTCAGGGTCTTCCCCCGGCGGCTCAGGCGACTCAGGGGAAGCGGTAAGGCTTCCCCCTTCTGGCGCTAACTGAATATTGCGAGCTTCGTATTGATTGCGAAGTTGATACGGCTGAAAACGGTCTTTGGGTATGACCTCTCCGATGCGGTAGAGTTTTGACCCAACAACCATGCCGTCTGGATGATGGTAGGACCGTGCTACAACAAACTGAACACTGGGATCAGTGCTCCATCGTTTGTCATAGTCCAGACGTTTCTCCCTCCAGGCTGCGTACATGGTGGTTAGGAGATCACGACGTCGAAGAAGTAGCCGACATCGGAGGCGATGAGCTTCATGTCATACGCCATTTCGATTTCCTGAATGTCGGACTTCCGTTCGTCACTCCACCACGAAGAAATACGCGAGCCCCAGGCGTTCGCGCCTAGGAAGCCGGTCCAGGTGAAGATGTAGCCGCCACTCGGCAGCATGATCGACGGACGCGGCGCGGCGTAGGCCAATAGCGCGTGTTTGCCGCTGATGAAAGACATCGTTGCGGCCTGCCCTTCGGCAGCCGTGTTCTTGACGCCTTCCATGACCAGCACTTCGTCGACGCCGGCCAGCGCAGCGATCGCCTGCGGCGTCACCATCGCGGGGTTACCCGGCGTTTGCCCGTACTTCACGCGATCAACGATGTCGGTGTGATTCTTGAGCACGCTCCATACGTCATATCCGACGACCAGTTTGTTCGGCTTGTAGCCGGTGTTGGTGAGCACCGTCTTGATGCCGGTTTCGATGTCCTGGAGAGGCGTGGAGCTGGCCGCGTCCCAGAGCGGATTCACGGTCTTGCTGGTTCCCCAAATGCCGGTTGCGAAGAAGGTCGAGGCCCACTCGATTTCCCGTTCAAGCATCGCCTGCTGTTGGAGCAGGAAGGTCGCATCGCGCGAAGGGTTGAACGGCGCATCGGCGTTGACCTGGGTTTCCCGGGGAATCGGCACGTTGCCGGCGAGCACGTCGGCAAAATAGTTGGCGTCCGTGTTGATTTTGAAAGACAGCGGACGCGAAGGATCACCGGGCGCGCGCTTGGCAAGCTGGCGCCGGAAGAAATCCGCCTTCTCGTAGGCGGCGTACTTGTCGCTCTGCTTCTGGACAGGCACGATAGGGAAGACGCGATGCGCAACGAACGCGCCCATGTCCTGCGCGTACCCCAAGGCGATGTTGGTCAGCAGTCGATCGACGTGCAGATCGCCCGGAGTAGGCGCAGCTTTGCGGATAAGAGAAATTTGCGGATACATGGTGGTACCCCCTTGTGAAATTTTGGATTGAGGAAAACGATTGGTCTTTGGCCCGTTACTTGGGCTTACGCCTTGCCGCCGGCACCGACGAAGTTGACTTCAACGATGTCGCCAGCCTGCGTTGCGGTTTGCAAAGCGAAGGCGTTGACGTACTCGGCGGACGTGGCTGTGACAGCCTTGCCAGCAGAATCGGCAGCCAAGGGCGTGCCGGCAAGGAACCCGGCTCCCGCTACCACGCGGCTACGGCCCGCGATCACGACCGATCCGGCGCGGCCATCGGCGGCGGGCTTGTCCTGCAGAATGCCGTCGGCCCGCAGACCATCTCCGGTCAGCGCGAGTTTGCCGCTGGACTGGACCGTAACGAAATAAAACTGCGCGGCCTTCAGGTCCGATGCGGCGGGGAAAGAAAGTTTGAAGTTGCTATCCATGATGGATTACCTCCTGATGGAAAGTTGGTGCAAGAGGCGGTCTGTGGTTAGACCGTCTCCGCTTTGTACTGCCGATAAAGCTCCGGATTGCGCTCGGTGGCGAGATCCAAACCTTTTTCGAAGGTCACCGATTCCGCCTTGGCGATCTCCCTCGCTTTCTTCTCGAGTTCGGTGTAAGCCGAGCCCTCGATTTCCCCGGTATGGCCCTTCTCGGCCAGTACGAGCTTGGCGTGCTGCTCGCCGGCCTTCAGCATTTCGAACGCGGCCTTCTGGTCGGCTTCCTCGAACTTCGAAACCAGGCGCAGTACGCGAGCCTTGGCCTCGACCGTTCCCGGCAGCGTCGAAATCTCGGCGGCAGCCCGCTTGGTGAACTCGGCGATCTGCACCGCATCCTCGGCGGCGTCGACGCGCTTCCGAAGGTCCGTGTTGTCCTTGCGAACGTCCTCGAATTGCTTGCGAACGTCCTCGGGCAATGCCGCGAGTTTCTTCTTCAGTTCGGCGTCCGGATCCGTGTTGGCGGTTTCCTTGGCCTTCTTCACTTCCGCCTCGGCCGTTACCAGCTTTTGCTCCGCGGCCTCGGCGCGCTTCGTGAGTTCGGTGATCTTCGTTTCCTGATCTCCGAATTTCTTCTCCAATTCTTGCGGAGTCATGTGCGTATCCTCCCTATTGGTGTTGCCCGCATCGCTGCGGGTAAGATCGTTGTCGGCAGCCTTGGCGACTTTCGCCCGCTGCTTTACTTCATCGAGAAACTGTTTCACCCTGCCCTCGATCTGCTTGCGCTTCGCGCTGATCTCGGGATCGGCGATGACGCTGTTGATCGACCGATGGAGAGCCTCGAACATCCGATTGAACTCCTGCTCGATCTCGCGCACTTCCTCGAAGGCTTCCAGCGTCGCCAGTGCGTCATCAAAGGAAACCGCCTTGCCGATGATCATCTGCTCGGCGTACTTGGTCACGACCGTTTCCAGCGTCGGCGGCTCCCCGGCCTTGAACAATAGAATCTTTGCGCCCTTGTTGGCGCCTTTATCGACGAAGGACACTTCCTCCACGTCGATGTCGGTAAGTTTCGTTGCCATCTGTTCGGACCTCCCCATTGATGGGGCTTTGCAGGCAAGGCGAAAGGAAGGGTTAAGGGTTTCCTGTACCTATACTTGCCCCAGAATCATCAGCGAGAACTTTGTCGAGTTCGGCCAGCAGGGAAATGATTCTGCGCCGAATAACCCGAATGCCCCGAGAATCGGGACTCGCCGAAGACGCCAGTTCGAGTTTGAACGCCTCCAGGCGCAAACCCTCGGCGATCTGATCGATGAGGCGCACATTCGGCGATGCCCTCGGAGACGACACGATGCTTTGCTCCCATAGGTGTCAAAATGTTGTCAGGATGGAACTATTTTGCCCTTTAATGATTACGCCCAAGTACCCGCAGGAACTTAGGGGTGCATGATTCCCATTGACAACGCCAGAGAGTTACATTGAAACCCGCTTGCCTTTCCCGCCGATCGAGAAAGCCTGTAGCTTGCCGCTCTTGATCTTCTTCCACGTATCCGGATCGTCCACCTTGAAGCCAACCCACCAGCCGGACTTTTCGAGGTCAACGCCAAGGGTCTTCTGTTTCTCGCGGCTGAATACCATCGATTCGACAAGCTGCCCGACGCCAATGACTTCGTGCATCTCCCCAGCCTTGCGCTTCCTAAGCACGAATCGATAAGCGGCGTCTTCGATCTCGGCCTCGCTGATCTGATCGCCTTGCGCGTCGGAGACGACGCCTTTTTTGTCGATAACGATGCTCGCCCACCCGAAAGCGAGTTGCTTCTCGTCATCGAGCTTGGTAATCTCGGCTTCCAGCGTAAATTCGCCAGTAGGCGCCTCGATCTTCCCAGAGACAGCGGCAGCTTGATCTTTCCCCTGCTTCGAATACTCGGCCAGTCGCTCCGCTTCCGTCTTGGCGACCCGATGATACTTGCCATCCTCTCCCCGCTTATATCCGGCGTTCTCGATCGCACCGTAGGCGCTGGCGAACGCTCGGGCCTCGCTCAGTCCACGCTTGATGGACGAGTTGAAGGCGTTGCGGAAGATCTCCTGGGCGTGGTCCGGCAGCAACCGGCGCACACCTTCAGGCAGCTCCGCGTTTTGGGAGTAAGGCATTTTAACTTGTCCGTGTGAAATATAATGGCCGTGTTATTTGCGGCGAATCGTCAAGCCAGCGCGGGCCAGCCGAATAATCTCTTCCTCGGCGAACGCGCGGGCCTGCTCGGGCGTCATCGTGCCGGTCTCGGCGGCGAACATCGCATGATCTACTACAGCATCAACCGACTTCATGAACTCATCGGAGAGCGCCAAAACAAAAGTAACCGAATCAGCGAGCGGCGTAGTATTCCTGCTCATGCTGCGATCCTCAGGCTCGCCGCTGCCAGTCCAAGCGAGCATCGGCATTGGGGGTGAAGCGGCGGCGTCAGTGTCGTGTAGCTGCGATTGCCGGCTGCACTGCTGAAATAGTCCTCGAGCCCGACTGTCATGCCATCCAACGGCCCACAGAAATCACAGGTCCGTTCATCGCCTGCGGTGATCCAGACGCGCTCGGCAGTCGGCGGAATCAACCCTTGGTCGAGGGCCTGGCGCCAGAGCGCCTGCTGACCCAGGTTCGCGGCCCGGATCGTCTCAGTGCGGGCGATCACTTCAGCGCGATGCTTCAAGTAACGTTGCCGATAACGGGCTACCATTGCATCAATTTTCGCTTGAGGCGTCTTCGTTCCGCTACTCAGTGCCCGCAAAAGTGTTGGATCGAAACGATGATCGCGCAATTCCCGCTCGAGCGCCCGCCGCACATCTTGAGGTATCCCAGATTCGAGCGCGCGCCGGAAGTTGTTGACGGCCTGCTCTTGGCGTGCCGTTAGCCCGATCACATCGCGGATCTCGCGGGCCTGCTCGTAAGGATGCCCGCCTTCCTGAAAGGCTCTCAGCACGACGTCGCGGATCCCCTCAACCGTTTCCTGGGTGACGTCTCGAATCAGTTCGAACTCGTAGGCCCTGAGAAGTTCTACCGATTTCGGATTCATCAGATCGAATCGAACGTCAGTGCCGATTTTCTTGGGCAGCTTCTTCATGGCGGCATTCGCGCCGTCCTGAAAGGTTTGCGCGATGGCCTCCTGCATGGAAAGCTCCTCGGGACTGAAGCCCATGCCCTCGAAGGTCTGCTGGATCGCCTCGGCCATCCCGAGAATCTGAAAAACCGCATTGACATCGCTGCGAAGCAGCGCCG